GCACCAGCCCCAGCGCGTCGAGCTTGGCGTTGGTCGCGGCGATCTCGGCCAGTACCGCGTCGGGATTGCGGCCCTGTTTCGCGATCACCTCGGCCAGCGTCATGGTGCCCGACCGGATCGACAGCAGGTTCGCCATGGCATCCTTCTGCGGATCGACCGCCTCGAACTTCGGTGGCGACCATTCGACCGGCACTGTCGGCGATGGGATTTGACCCGCCGCCCATGCGGCTTCCGTGAACCAACGCCAGACCGGCGCGCAGAACATCGGGATGAACAACTGCCACTGGACGGCGTCGATCTGACGGCGGAACTCCACCAGCCCCGCTCGGATCGAGGAATAGTTCACCTGGCTGAGATCGCCGGTCAGCAGCTCGTAGGGCACCCGGAACCCGGCCGAGATCGTGTGCAGGCTCGCCCGCTTGTATTCTCCATAGCCGCCGGTGGCCGAAGGCTGGTTGAACCGGATGTCCTTGCCGCCACGGGCATAGGCGATCAGCCCCGGCTCGAACTGCTCCACCCGATTGCCGTCGGCGTCGACCACCGAGGGGGCGATGCCTTGTTGGGCTTCGTCGTCGCCGAACACGATGGCGGTGACGCAGGCCTCGGTCTTCTTGCGGACCAGTTCGGCCACCTCGTAATCGTCGAGATCGCGCAAGCTGCGGATCACCGGCGCGCCCCATGGCACGCCGCGTGCCTGCGTGCGCTGCTTCTCGTAGACATGGGCGATCTCGCTCGCCGGGACCGGGCGGCTCTGCAGACCGTTCTGCAGGGCGCCATAGGCATCGCCGGGATGCTCCGCGTGCAGCCAGTAGGCCCGGCGCTTGCCGACCGGATCGAACTCGATCCCCTGCACGAGGCGGCCCGCGCCAAGGGCGCCGGACTTCGTGGCGTCGAGGAAGTCGGCCTCCAGCACCTGCAATTGCAGCGGCACCGGCAGGCCGTCGCTCGCGCGCCGCAGGCGGCGGCGCACAAGCACCTCGCCCGCCTCGACCATCTCGCGGCAGATCAGCGTCTGCAGACCGTAGAAGTCAAGCTGGCCGTCGGCGTCGCAATCCGCGGTCCAGCGTTCGAACAGCGCGTCGACCTTGCGGTCCAGCTTGTCGTCGCCGCTGGCGGCGCGCGGCATGATTCCCGCGCCGATGATGTTGTTCACCAGCACCGCCACCGCCTTGGCCGCATGCGGGTTGTTGCGCACCAGATCGCGCATCCGGTCGCGCAGCAGCGCCCCGGCGACGCCAATCTCGGTGTCGGCCGAGGATCCCGGCGCGCGCCAGCCCTCCGTGCGCCGCCCGCGCGCGGCCCCGTCATAGCCCCGCGTCAGCGTCTCGAACGCCTGACGCGCCATCACGCGGCGGGCCGCCATGCGCGGCGCCACCGTCGCGATGGCGTGGTCGAACCAGGTCGCCGACATCACCGGTCCCCGCGCGAGAAGCCCGCCAGCCCGGCCACCGGGAGAGGCCGGGTCGTTCCCGCGATGGCGCGTTCGATGGTCCGGATGCGGGCGAGCAGATCCTCGGCCGAACCGTAGTCCACCGACTTGCCGTCATAGCTGACCCGGGTCGTGCCGCTGGCATAGGCCCGGCGCAGCGCCGAGAGTTCGGTTTCCGTCCAGTCCGTCATCTTCAGAACCATCCTCCGCGCCGTCCGAGCCAGTCGGAGCGTCGCTTGCCCTGCGGGGCCTGTCCCGTTCGGTTGATCTGCCCGGCGGGATCGGTGTCGGTGGGCGCGGCCCCGAGCTGATCCTCGAGGTCGCGCCATTTCTCGTCGGTCCAGCGGTCCGCGCCCGCGATCCAGGCGGCGGCGCGGGCGTAGACCCGGCAGTCCAGCGCCTCGTTGCGTTCGCGCAGCTTCTGCCATTCCAGCCGGGCAAAGCCGCGCTTCGTGCGCACCGTCACCAGCTGTTCGGCGACGAACTGCTTCAGCCATTCGTTCTCGACCCAGTGCGGCAAATGCACCGAGCCGGGCGGGAACGCGGCCCCGTCGGCCATCTCCTCCTCGGTCGGCCGCGCCAGCCGCAGGAAGCGGTAGGTCTCGGCCTTGAAGGTCGACACCGCCACCGTCCAGAGACGCGCCCCGCGCCGGAGGCGTTTCCCGCCCTCCGTCGCGTCCACGAAGGTCGGCCCCGAGACCGGGCTCGAGCGGTTGAACCCCTCGACGCCCTTGACCGGCGACACCTGCGCGAACCCTTGCGCCCGCGACCAGGAATAGACCGCCGGGGCCTCGTAGCCCGTGTCGATGGCCAGCCGCGCGATCCGCAGATGCGCGCCGCGTTCATGCGGCCACGACCGGTCGAGCAGCGCGGTCAGTTCCGTCCATGCATCGTGCCGATCCGGCCCGCCCTCGATGACGAGGTGATCGACGAGCCAGCTTTCCAGACCGCGACCCCAGGCCCAGACATCGACCTCGATCCGGTCCTTCTGCACATCCGCCCCGGCGGTCAGGAACAGCCCGCCCGCAGGCACCATGCCGGATGTCCAGCGCTCGCGCCGGTCGTAGAGCCGCTGCCAGTCCGGCGCTTCGCCGGTCTCGACCCATGTCTCGCCAAGGATCGTGTTGCGGAACGCCTTGATCGCCTCGTCGGACCCCTGTGCCGCGTCCCATGCCCGCACGATCCGCTCCCAGCTCAGCCAGCCGATCGGCGAGTAGAGCGCTGAGAGGTGATACCCGACCGTCGTCGGATCGGCGGCTGTGGCGGTCGCCCGCCATTCGCCGCCCTCCAGCATCGCCGTCTTGTGGTGCTCCGCGATGGGCGTCTCGCAGCCCTCGCAGTGATACTCCGCCGTCTCCGGGCGGCCCTTCTGCCAGCGCAGCCGGTCGAACTTCAGCCACTGCATCGCCCCGCAATGCGGACACGGCACGAAGAACCGGCGCTGGTCGGACGCCTCGTACTCGCGCTCGATGCGCGACAGCCCTCGGATCGTCGGCGTCGAGACCAGGAACACCTTGCGCCGATGTGCGAAGGTCAGCGACCGGGCTTCCGCCAGAGTCACCGGATCGCCTTCCTCGTCAGCCGAGGCCGGATAGGCGTCGACCTCGTCGAGGAAGATGTACCGCGCCGGGGTCGAGCGCAGCCCGACCGCCGAGTTCGCCCCGGTCATGATCAGGATGCCGCCCGCAAACTCCTTCGACAGCATCGTGTTGCCCGCGTCGCGCGAGCGTGCGGGCTTCACCCGCTCCCGAAGCTCCGGGCTCTCGTCGATCAGCGGGTCGATCCGCTGCCGCGAGTTTCGCTTGGCCAGTTCCACCGTGGGCTGGACCGCCAGCATCGGCCCCGGCGCCTGGTGGATCACGAACCCAATCCAGTTGTTGCCCGCCTCCGTCGCGCCGACCTGCGCCGCCTTCATGAACACGATCCGCTGGGTCGCATCGCCGGGGCTCAGCCGGTCCATGATCTCGCGCATGTAGGGCGTGCGCACCGTGCGATACCGTCCGGGCTCGGCCGAGGCGCGGCCCGACAGCATCCGGTGCCGGTCCGCCCATTCCGAGACGGTCAGGTCCGGGTCGGGCCGCAGCCCGTTGCCCCAGGCGCGCAGGATCTCGCCCGCGCCGTCGAAGTCCGTCAGGCCATCGCCGCTCTCACCGGAAGTCGGGCCGGACCTCGGCGAGTTCGTCGAGGTGGGCGCGTACATGTTTCTCCAGCACCTTCTGCATCGCGGCTGGCTCCACGGTGATCTGCTGGCCCGTCGCGTCGCGGCACGACGCGGAGAGCTCGGCCGCCATCAGCGCCGCCGCGCGCGCAGGCCAGTTCACCCACGCGTCCCGTTCCTCCCGCGCCAGCCGGAACACCAGCGCCAGCGCGCGGGCCCGCTCGATCAACTCCCCCTTTAGCTTCTGCAGACGGATGCGCCGCTCCTGCGCCTTCAGCACTTCGTTGGCCGTCTTCGCCTGCAGGAAGGTCGTGCCGCCCCCGACGGCCGGGACCGCCAGCCCCTGTTCACGGAGCGTGTCGCCGACAGCAGCCACCGCCGCCTCGGGAACCGGCTTCAGTTTCGGCGCGGGCGGCTTCCTCGTCTTGGACGGGTCCGTCGTCTCGGCACGTCTGGCGTCGCTGGCCGCCGCGTTGATGCTGCCGTCCGGATAGAGGACCAGCCGTTCGGCGGTCTTCGCCTTCTGGATCGCGCCCCGCGACAGCCCGACATGCGCGGCGTACTGGCGCTCGCTCATGCCCTGCATCGACGGCTCCGATTATCATTCAAGATCATGTGCTTATCGAGTTGATAAGCGGCGCCACCGGAGCGAACGTCCATCCCACAAGGACGATGCAATTCACCACGGAGCCACCACGATGACCCGCCGCGCACAGGACAACACGAAAGCCCTCGACGCCTTCATCGCCGCCAAGACCGAGATCGAGGCGATGCTGGAGCGGCTCGCCACCCTGAGCGCGGACCATTTCGAGACCAGCCCCGACGAGATCAACTGGGGCCATGTCGGCACCCTCAACCAATACCGCGCCAAGCTGCGCGAGATCACCGACATGGCCTTGCACGAAGGCGAACACGCCGAATGACACGACCCGCTCCCGGTCCCGCCCGCCGACTGGCGGGCTCGGCCTCGTAGAAGGGCCCGCATTCCGCGCGCCCCGATACGGGAGACGACGATGACCAAGCTTTCCGACACCCAAGCCCTGATCCTGAGCGCCGCCGCCCAGCGGCTCGATCATATCGCCCTGCCGCTACCCGAGAGCCTGCGCGGCGGCGCCGCCGCCAAAGTAGTCGGCGCGATGCTCGCAAAGGGGTTCCTGCAGGAAGTCGACGCCGCCACGCGCAAGGGCGAGCCCGTCTGGCGCGAGACCGGCGACGGCCACGGCGTCACGCTGGTCGCCACCGACGCAGGCCTCGCCGCCATCGGGATCGAGCCCGAAGACGCGAACCCCGCGCCTGCGGGCGCGACGGAAGCACCGACCGAGGAGTCCGCGCAGGACACCCCCACCGGGGCCGAAACCGCGCCCAAGACGCGGACGCCGCGCGAGGGAACGAAGCAGGCCACGCTGATCGCCATGCTGCGCGCGCCGGACGGCGCGACCATCGAGGAGATCATGGCTGCGACGGGCTGGCAGTCGCACACGGTGCGCGGCGCGATGGCCGGGGCGCTGAAGAAGAAGCTCGGGCTCGAAGTGACCTCGGAGAAGGTCGAGAACCGGGGGCGCGTGTACAGCTTATGCTGAGCTCAGCATAAATTGTAATATGCGGAGCGGATGGTTATGCGGCGTCGGTCATAGAGGCGTTGTTTTATCAAAGGGTTGAGCGTGCGACGCTCCGCATAACGTGATTGGGATCGAAGTCTTCATCAGCGCCTTCGGGCGCGA